TTAGCAGTAACACTTAAAGAAATGGTTCCAATATACACAGATGATGTAGAGGCAGGATACTAATATGTTTTTTAAAAATATAGCAAATACAATAGTAGATATAGATGGTTCTGGTAATGTAGATATAATAAAAAATCTAACATCAAGAGCAATGGTTTCTGATGAATTAATTAATAATGCTGGTTTTTATGAAACAGTAGAAGTTATAGATGGTGAGAGGCCAGACCATTTTAGTAAAAGATTATATAATACTGATGAATACCATTGGACATTTCTATTACTTAATCCTCAAATAAAAAATATATGGGATGACTGGCCAATGAAGTATTCTCAATTAATAGAGTATTGTATACAAAAATATCAATACCTTGCAGCTGATACTGGTGATGATTTAAATAATAAGTTTATACTTGGTGAAGTTGTTACTGGTTCTGTATCAGGTGCTGTTGGTAAAATTAAAGAAGTTCATGTCAATATGGGTTATGTCACAATAGAAAAAACATCAGGTACATTTACTATAACTGGTGAAACTATACAAGGTTCTAATTCTCAAGATTCTGTAGCATGCAATTTTATTAAATCACAAGCTTATGCTCCTCACCACCATGTTGATGATTCAACTAGTGAATGGGTACCAAGACGAGCTGCTGGCACAACCGCATTCAGTTATATTGATTATGAGTCTGCTGTAGCTGAACAAAATAGAAATATGAAAGTAATTAAACCGGAATTTATATCGCATGTCGCAAGGCAATTTGCTGAAGAAATGAGCGGCTAATGTTCAATTTAGATAATTTAAAAATTGAAGTTTGGAATTTTGACATTAGTAATATAGTTATAGGTGTAACTATAGCTGAAACTTTATTTGGTTTAACTAAAGGTTCACTTGCAGTTAAAGATGGTTTGAATATGTTTGACAAATTCATAGGCTCAACTCTAGCACCAGTCACAATAACTTGGACTTATCTAGGCCGTAAACATACAGCCAAGTTTTGGATGGATGGTATTAGTAATATGGAGATTGATAAGAACCAAAAGAATTATATAATTCATATAAAATCTAGTCATGAAACTAATTTTATTGAAAGATTAAATGGTACATTTTCTGGTACATCAGATGAGATAATTAGAGATATGTTTTTAGAAGTTAGTGAAGATGATGCAGTACTATATAGAGATTCAAGAGCAGATACTGAAGGTAGATATATAGCACCAAATATTACTGCAAGAGCAGCCTTTAAAGCAATTGTGAATAGTGCGCATGATGTAGAGAAAAGTGGATTCTTTTTATACCAGCGGTTTATGGATAATAATGCTCTTAGATTAACTTCTCAAAATGACATGCTAAAAAATCCTTTAATGAATCCACATAACGACCCTATAAGAATATCCAATGCTGTACCAGATATGAATACTACTGGTGTTGAATTAGCTGTAGGAACTGGTGATAGTTTTAATTTAATTGAGTATAATATGAATTTCCTTCAAAAATTAGAGAAGGGTGTATATGGTCAAGCAGTATCTGAAATTGGTTTAGATGAAACTACTAAGAAAGATAATTTAAAACATGAAGATGATGCAACATCAGTTCAAACTATAAAATATAAACTTAGTAAAAAATTATATGATAACGATGTAACCTCTATATTTTCTGATGTTGGTTCAGTTGAGAATACTAAAATGATTAATAAAAAATTTAGAGTATATAATACATCAATGAATGCTGCAGGAATAATAGCAGTGCCTTATATTGGAGTTGGTATGACAGTTGAACTTGAACTTGGTGGAGGTAATGTATCATATAGTAAACAAGATGGTCCATATTTAATTGCAACAATGCAACATAAATGGACACAAGATGGTGGTAACTTTGCTTACTACCAAGATTTAGGATTGGTAAGACCATGAATGTTTCATTCGGAAAAATTGTAGATGTTAATGACCCAGAAAAACTTGGGAGAGTTAAGGTTAATGTTTTTAATGTACATGACAATATAGAAACAAAACACTTACCTTGGACGCAAGTTATGATGCCTGGAAATACACCGGCTATAAGTGGTCAAGGACATTCTGTAAATTTACAAGTTGATTCATTAATTGTTGGTATATTTTTAGATAGTATGCAGCAAGAATTTATGGTAATAGGAACTCTTCCAACAAAGACAGATGCTAAAGAAGATAATAATGATAGAGTGAGAAGTATAAACCCGCATGCAGATGACCCTACTGGTGAGTATGAACCAGCAAGTACTTTTGCACCGGTATATCCATATAACAATGTATATGAAACAGGGTCAGGTCACGCTAAAGAATATGATGATACTCCTGGTGCTGAACGTATAATGGAAAGACATAAGAGTGGTACTCAATATGAGATAGACCCAAATGGTTCAAAGGTTGAAAAAATAGTAAGAGATAATTATCAATTAGTAGTGGGTCAAGATACCCTTGAAGTATTTGGTAATGTTAGAATTATTGTTAGTGGTCAAGCAGATATTGCTGTAGCCAAAGATGTAAATCTTGCTGTTGATGGTAAGCTTACTGCTGATGTTGGTGGTAGTATGGTAGCTAATGTTACAGGTATGACATCTTTAATTAGTGTTGATGATATAACATTAAAAGTAACTGATAGCACTAATCAAATTTATTTAGAAAGTACTAATATTAAATTAGATGGTGATGTAAATATTACAGGTGATTTAATAGTTGATAAAACAACTAAGACTAGTAAGTCACAATTAGTTGATAGTCATTCTCATACTGGAGATAGTGGAGGAAGTACAGGTAATCTTGTATAAATAGGTATATGGCACAGATCGCACGACAAGCAGTATATAAAGATTTGGATTTTACCTTTAAGCAAAATCCTAATACCAATGACGTTGGTATAAAAAAGGATAATGATTCGGTAAAGCAAAGTGTATTAAATATATTAAGAACTAATCATGGAGAGAGACCTTTTAATTATAATTTTGGCGCTAACTTAAGAGCATATCTATTTGAGAATATGACTAATATAACAGCAGCAAATATATCTACTTCTATTAATTTAGCTTTAGCTAATTGGGAACCAAGATTAGAAGTACTTAATACAAATATTCAAGCAAAGGCTTCAGAAAATGATGTAATGATAACAGTAACCGGGAGAGTTAAATCATCTAATGAAATAATAGATGTAACTACCACAATAGAGAGATTACGATAATGGCAATTGAACGCAGAATTTCAGCAAGTGAATTAGACTTTGACCAATTAAAGTCAAACCTAGTTAACTATATGAAGACCACAGATACTACCTTTAATGATTATAATTATGAGGGCTCAGCAATGAGTACCATTATTGATGTATTAAGTTATATAACACATATCAATTCAATGAATGCAAACTTTGCTTTGAATGAAACATTCCTTGACACAGCTCAATTACGAGCTTCTGTAGTATCTCATGCTAAGCTATTAGGTTATACACCAAGGTCAATTGCTCCTTCAGTTGCTATTTTAAATGTTAAGATGAATTATGATACGACAGCTACACCATTATGGAACCATGATTCAGATAATAATCCATTACCATTAACTATGCAAAGAGGTACTAAATTTCAAACCACTATTGATGGTGTTACATACCCAATGTTTTCTTCAACCACAACTACTATAAACTTTGATTCTGGTTGGAACTTTTCTAATTTGTCTATTGAACAAGGTACATTAAATGAGATAAATTATACATATCAAAATAATACATTCGAATCATATTTAATCCCTGACATTAATGTAAATACCAAATCCGTTAAAGTTACTGTTATAGACGCAGCTTCTACAAGTGCATCTAAAGTTTATTCTTTAAATACTAATGTAGTAAACTTAGATGGTTCATCCGAAGTATTCTTTTTAGAGGAAGGTAGAGATGGTTATTATGAGATTAAGTTTGGTGATAACATTATTGGTAAGAGACCAGGAAATGGTAATACAGTTAAAGTAGAATATGCTAAGATAGCAGCTGCCACTGATGTGAATGGTGCTACTACATTCATTATGACTGATTCACTTAATGGTAATTCAGATGAGACTGTCACATTAGTAACTAAAGCTACTGGCGGTGCACCAAGAGAAACTAAAGAAGCTATTAAATTTAATGCTCCTCTTGCTCATGTATCTCAAAACCGTGCAGTGACACCTGACGATTATAAAGCTATTATCCAAAATGAATTTGGCGATATTGAAGCTGTTGCAGTATGGGGTGGAGAAAGTCATGACGTACCAGACTATGGTAAAGTCTATATAAGTATTAAACCATTATCTGCTGAGAAATTAACTGATACTCAAAAAGCAACAATTAAAAATAATATTCTTAAACCTAAAAATGTAGTAAGTATCACTCCAGTTCTTATTGACCCTGAATATACATACATTGATTTAGCAGTTTACTTTAAATATAATCCTAACCTTGCTACAGTTACAGCATCTGGTCTTGCAACATCTATAAGGAATACAATTATTGCATACAATACAGACACACTAAAAAGTTTTGGTGGAGTATATAGAGACTCAAATGTTCTTAAAAAGATTGACGATACTAATATTGCTATCTTATCTAATATTACTCGTATTAAAATGACTAAAAAGATTACACCAGTGCTTGGTACAGCAACTCAATATACACTTAAATTTAATCAAGCTATTACAGATTTAGATGGTTCTACTTCAACTCTTGGTTCTTATTTGGAATCAACCGGTTTTACTTATAGTGGTCAAGAATGTAAGCTTAAAGACTATTATGATACTTCAAGCGCTACTAGAATTATTCAAATACTGGGAGACAATGGTACAATATATGGTACTAATGTTGGTTCAATTGATGAAAGTGCTGGAAAAATTACTATTAATACCTTTGCACCAACTGCATTACCAACAGGAGCAACTACGATTGACATAACTGTTAAGCCGGCCTCATCTGATATTAAGCCTACAAGAAATGAACTATTAACTATTAATACCTCAACCGCAACAATAACAGGAGAGATAGATACTATGGCTACTGGTGGTACTAACGCTGGTATTGACTATACAACAGTGAGTAACTAATGGCAACCCTTGGCAAATATAATATATCATCATACGTAGATGATTTAATCCCTGGCCATATACAAACTGCGTATCCTGACTTAGTTGATTTTATAAAAGTATATGCTCTTTATTTAGAGCGTTCAAACAAATCAAGCTTCTATTTAAACTCGCTTGATATCCAAAGAGATATTGACCATGTAGAAGCATCATTACTTACAGAACTCCAAAATGAAATTGGTATTGCAGTACCAAGAGATTTTGCTGCAGACCCAAGGGCATTTTATAAAAGGCTTATTGAATTTTATAGAAGTAGAGGTACACCAGAATCTATCACATCATTTTTTAGAATTATATACAATGACGAGGTTGAAACATATTTTCCATTTAAAGATTTACTTAATCCATCAGATGGAACTTGGAATGACCAAACAGTTGATATAATAGCAAACCAAGGTTCTTATACTCCTTGGAATACAATTACAATTAGTGGCACACCAACAGTAGTTAGTGGACTTAACGATGCAACTCAAGCATTGTTCTTTGATGATGATGTTGTATTTGTTAATGATGTATATAAAACACCAGGTACAGATTATACTGAGGAAGTATATTCAGATACAACAACAAAATATAAATTAA